AATAGCTTGGTATGTCGTGAGCTTGGCCTCACTGTTTCTCCTAGTTTGGATCGCCTCCGCAAGGCAACCATTAATTGGGTGATGCAGCCCCTGGGCAAGTCAGACGACAAGTACCTGGATAGGCAGTTCTGGATCGACCAGAGCGACAGCTTGATGTACGCAGGTAAAGCGGAAGGACTCATCGAAACTCAAAGAGCCAGGATGCCTGCGTTCTTCGAGATGAGCAACTCTGATCTCCCAAGCTACGCTTGAGATACGACTAAAGGGCTGTTATGTTTCGCCACGATTCTAAATTTGTAGAGCCTACGTTCTACGTTGATCCTCTTTCTGAGGAGTTTATTGGGGTCGAGTGCTGCCTACGTTGGTGTCAAATCTTTGGTACGTGTCGTGCTGAAGAGGAAGCCAAGAAAGCAGCAGGTGAAGCAGAAGCAGCCCAACGTCTTTACGAACAGGAATCAGTTAGAGCTACTGAACTGATTGAGCAGCAGAAGCAAGTAGCCGCTCAAGAGTATCAAGCTCAAGACGTTGCTCGTGCAGAAGCTCTGATTGCACAGAAAGAATCAAAGCGAGCTTTGGATGTTACACAACGTCAAGTTGCAGCTCAAAAGCAACAGCAAAGTGGATTGCTTACAGCTGAAACTCAAATGGCTCAGGCAGAGCTAGCAGGTTCAGCAGCAGGAACAGAAGAAGCTGGAGGCCAACGACGCCGTGGTTCTGCTCCCAAGATTGCTGTTACAAAAGTTAGTCCAAAACCAGCTATTGGCGGCTATGGTGGCTCTGCTCCTGGTCGAGTTAACCCAACTGGTTTGAATATATGATTCCCTTCATTGATCCAGAGATTATCAAATATCTGGAAGAGCTTTATCCTGACAGGTCTCCCGACCTTAGTATGGAAGAGAAACTTATTTGGTTTTCTGCTGGTCAGGTGTCAGTTGTACGCCATTTGAAGGATCAGTACAACCTCCAGGAGGAGACAAAGTATGTTTAAGTTAAGCCGCCACGACGCTAAGTTTGTTGATCCTGATTTCTATGTAGATCCTCTAGATGAGCGATTTACTGGTATCAACAACGAGGTTGTTATTACTGGTACTGCTTTAGCAATTGGTGCTCTTGCAGGTGCTACTGCTTACTCTGGTTACGCAGCTGCTCAAGCTTCCCGTAAGCGGGCTGAAGCGGCTAGACGAATGGCCGAGGAGACTCGTTCTGCTTCGTTGCGTGAAGTGGAGCAAATGAAGAGTGAGGCTGCTCAAAGGGCCTCTCAGTTCCAAATTGATATTGATCAGGCTCGTGCTACAACAGCTGAGTCTGCACGTCAAGCTGACGTTGCTCGGGCTACGGCAGAGAAACAGATTGCACAACAACGTGCTTCGTCTGCTCTAGCTATTCAGCAGCAACAACTTCAATCCCAGATCCAAGCTCAGCAAAAGGCTAGTGCTCTTGGGGCACAGAAGCGGAAGCGTGTTGGCACACCAGCTGCACTACGTACTAATTTAGAGATACAATCCCCTCTTTCCGGCGGTGTTGGAAAGGGTACTCCTAACGCGACAGGTGGTTTAAATGTCTAAGGCTCAGGCACGGTACTCTGCACTAGAACCGGAAAAGTCTATTTATCTAGATCGGGCTATTGAGTGCAGCAAGTACACTCTGCCTACCCTGATCACTGACAACGACCGCAGTACTGGTAAGAATCTTTACACCAAGATCAACACCACCTACCAAGGCTTGGGTGCTCGTGGTGTTAACAACCTAGCAAGCAAACTTCTTATTGCTTTGCTGCCTCCTAACCAAGCTTTCTTCCGTCTCTCTGTAGACGACATGAAGCTACAGCAGGAGCTGCAGAACTATAAAGAGCTTCAGTCTCAGTTTGATCAGCAGCTGTCCCTGATGGAACGGGCAGTGATGCGTGACATTGAAGAGTCAGGTGATCGCACTGCACTGTTTGAAGCGCTGAAGCACCTTATCATCGGTGGCAACGCGCTGCTCTACGTTTCTGAGAATGGTACCCGGGTATATCCACTCAAGTCGTTTGTACTTAATCGTGATCCTGAAGGAAACATCCTTGAGGTTGTGGTCCGCGAGGAAGTCAATCCTGAGGTTCTTCCACAGGGGATAGCACCTAAGAATGTTGACGGCAAGTTTGCTGATAAGAGCGTATTCCTTTACACCCATGTTGAGTGGAATTACCAGAAGGATCGCTGTAACTGGTATCAAGAGGCCTACGGAAAGCAGGTTGGTCAGAAGGGTTCTGTTCCTATCGAGAAGAGCCCTTGGATCCCTCTGCGGATGTTCCGTGTGGCTCACGAAGCCTATGGACGTGGCTACTGCGAAGAGCTGCTTGGGGACCTGAAGAGCCTTGAGTACCTCAGCAAAGCCATTGTCGAAGGATCTGCAGCAGCAGCCAAGATCATCTTCCTCTGCAATCCGAACGGCACGACTCGTCCTGACGCTCTTGCTCGGGCTGCCAATGGATCAATTGTTAGCGGCAATCCCAATGATGTGGCTCCTCTGCAAATGCAGAAGCAAGCAGATCTCACGGTTGCTCTCAACACCATTGCACGGATCGAGCAGCGCCTGAGCTTTGCGTTCCTTCTCAACAGTGCCATCCAAGCAGGAGCCTCTGGTCGTGACCGCGTGACGGCTGAAGAGATCCGCATGGTGGCTCAAGAACTGGAAGCTGGCTTGGGCGGTATCTATTCAATTCTTTCGATTGAGTTACAACTGCCCCTTGTGAACCGCAAGATGGCGATGATGGAACGGCAAGGTCGTCTCCCTCGTCTCCCTAAAGATGTTGTCAAACCTCAAATCACCACCGGTCTTGACGCCCTCGGTCGCGGTAACGACAAAGCGAAGCTTATCGAGTTCCTTCAAACCATTGCCGGTACGTTGGGACCAGAAGCTATGGCGAAATACGTTAATAGCCGAGAGCTTATTACTCGTCTTGCTGCTTCTGACGGTCTTGATACGTACAAACTCATCAAGAGCGAAGAAGACCTCATGGCAGAAGAACAACAACAAGCTATGATGATGCAGCAACAAATGGCTGCGCAAGATCCTAATAACGATCCTGCGAAGAAAGCCGCTCTCGTTAAAGCTGAAAATGACTCAATCAGGACCGGTCAAGAAATCGCAACCGGTGGAGCCGGAAGTGAAGCAGGAGGCCCCTTCTAAGAAGGAAGCTCCTAAGTCCAAGATGGAGATTCTTATTGAGCGTCTCCGTGAAGAGAAGCCTCAGATTTATGAGCAATATGTTCAGGCTGCAAAGAACCGGCGGCCTGTTTGGATCTATCCTGATCTGACCGTTCGTATTGGTTGATCATGGAAGTCGTTGCTAATGGTGTGCTGGCTCCTGAGCAAACGGGGCCATACAGCGAACAAGATATGCAAACCCTTCAAGAGGGTGAGCAGCAAGAACAACAGGAGGAACTGATCGGTGGGAAATTCCGTTCTGCCGACGATCTTCTACAGGCTTACCAAGAGCTTGAAAAGAAGCTCGGTAACCGTTCGGGCTACGAACAAACTGAAGAAGATCAAGACAACGCTACTGAAGAAGAGGAAACAGAACCTGTTGTCCTTTCTCAGGAAGAAGAGTCTGTCATCATGGACAGCATTGGAGGCCAAGAGAATTTCGAGGCTGTTCAAGCTTGGGCTAAGGACTCGCTGAACCAAGATGAGCTTGAGGCGTACAACCGTGAAGTCAATAGCGGTGACTACTACCGAGCCCGTAACGCACTGCAGTCCCTGTATTTTGCGTACCAAGACAACATGGGAACTGAGCCTGATCTAATTGGTGGCAAGCTTTCTGGTAACAGTGCTGACGTGTTCCGCTCTACCCAGGAAGTGATGGCTGCTATGAACGATCCTCGCTACCTAAACGACACTGCTTATACGCAAGACGTACAAGAAAAGTTGTACCGTAGCGACGTTTTGGGTCCTACGGGTTAGTATTTACATAGCGAACGTGTCATTGTTGCCGCTGAGGCGATAACAACAGTAGAGGCGAACGCGACAAACAACCAACTAAAACTTAGAAATGCCTGACTTTGCATCTCTTAGCCGGTTGGGTAGCGTTAACAGCGTTCAATTTAACGCTGGGTCTGCCGCCGGTAACTATGAGCGTGAAAACGCCAACTTTCTGAAATTGTTTAGTGGCGAGGTTCTGACTACCTTCGCCCGTGAGTCCGTGTTCAAGGACCTCACGATGAAGCGCTCGATCTCCTCGGGCAAGAGTGCCAGCTTCCCCATCACGGGACGCTTCAGCAGCCGCTACCATCGCCCCGGTGATTGGATCAGTGGCCAGGGTAACAAGGGCATGATCGGTGAAAAGATCATCACCATTGATGACCTGCTGATTGCTGATGCTTCGATCTACGACCTCGATGAAGCCAAACTTCATTGGGACGTGAGGAGCATCTACAGCACCGAATTGGGGAGGGCTCTTTCTCGGGCATATGACCAGCGCATTGCTCGTACCCTTCTGACTGCTTCTGAGTCTGACGGTCGCGTTAAGGATTGGGAGTCCCGTAACTTCCAAACTGCTGGCGGTACTTTCGTCTCCGCTGCTTCTAACGTTGTCACTCTGAGCGCTAACTTCGCCACCGCTGAGCTTGGCTCTTGGGCTGTGGGTGAGGTTGTCTACGGTGAGGACTCCGGTGCTTACGGTGTGATCACCACTGCTCCTACCAACGGCGCAGCAACCTTCGGTATCAACCCCCTGGGTTCTATCGGTACCGGTACCCTTGCTACCTTCACCGTTGGCGAGCGCCTGTTCACCCTGAACAGCCTGCCTGGTGGTACCTCCCTGACCGGTATCGACCTGAACGCTGCGGCTGACCGCAACGCTCGTGGCGATCTGATCGTTGAGAACCTGTTCCAAGCTTGTCAGTCCCTGGACGAGAAGGATGCTCCCAAAGAGGGTCGCGTCTGCGTTCTGAGCCCTGCTGCTTACTACGACGTTCTGGCTAGCGATCGTGCTATTAACACCGATTTCAACGGTGGCACGGGTGCTAACGGCACCTTCGCTCAGAACCGTGTTGCTTCTGTGGCTGGCTTCCGCCTGATCACCAGCAACCACCTGGGTATCAACGCCTATACCAATGGTCAGTCCTACGTTGGTCTGAGCAACCAAGCTGCTACCACCCGTGGTGAGCGTCCGAACTACACCAATGGTCGTGACGGTTCCGACGGTCGTGTTGCTGCTGGCACCA